GTTGTTACAGCGTTCATAACAGTGATAATTCGGGAATCTACCTCACGCCCCAATGCACCTGCACCTGCACGAGCATACAACGTCCTTTCATCGATGTTGTTCTTGATGTCATCAAGATTATCGACATACTCAGGCGCGTATTTGTCCGTACTGGTTACATCCTTGAAGGCGTGAACCGGATTCATAGGAACAACATCGCCATTTCTGGCTTTGTCAGTAGCCGTTCCTTTCCCCAGAGTAGGGAACCTCGCAATCTGGCCGGGGTTGAGTTTCTTCAGCCTTACCGTATTTCTCAGCTTACTTCCATACTGCTGATATGCGGCATGTACATCAGAGTCGTAATCAGTGATAAAACTCTGGTCAATAGTATTAGCCATTTCGTTCTCCTTTTTTTAGACATTCAAAACACTTCTGCTTTGGTTGCCATTCAGAAGGAAAACGATTACCTAACGGGTCGTTTCCGTCTTTCTTGGGCCGAGCTTAAAGTCGTTAAAGGGTTAAGGGTTAGCTTATCGCGCCCAACTGTTCCGAATAACTTTCGTTATACGCCTCGACTTCTTTTATAAATGCAGGATCTCGTTTACCGGGATCACAATATCTTGGATCCATTTTCATACTGATGAGCTTTTCCATTGTGTAAGTCTCACCACTCGCAGCAGGTGTTCCAGTTTTCAGAGCGTGTTCACCTACTGCCTGTGAAACTTTGAACAATCCATTGATTATCGCTGGCTCCATATTCAATCCAGTATCAATAAGTTTCTGCCTGAACTCTTCACCAAACAAAGGGACTATCACCGCATCAGCTTTGGCAAGGTTCGCTTCGTAATTTGCCCCCCATTCCTTCTTCATTGCTACTGTACTTTGCTCGCGGATATTATTCTGTTCTGTCTGATAACCTTCAAATCTTGTCTTTTCATCTTCGTTGTACGCATTAACAATGGCTTGAAAGGCATCCTTGCTTACCCCTTTTGAGTGGGCAATTTCAGCGAACATCTTTGTGCGTTCTGCGTTGTACTCCATTCCCTTCGGTAATTCTGGAACTGGAAGTTCATATCCATCCACTGTTTCAGGTCTGCCAAGTGAGTTATAGAAAGTATTCTTCTCTTCATCCGTCGCACCTTCTCCCGGAACTACCAACCCCTTTGCGTTTCGTAATCGGCTTGTATCTTTTTCAAGGTCAATGTAACCCGTTGCCAGCTTCTCAACATCAGGAAACTTCTCAAGCGCTGTTTTCATTTCATCTGAAAAACTCTCCCGGTAATCACTTTCGTTTGAGTTTTGGTTTTGGCCCTGGTTTGGCTCCTGGTTTCCGTCCTGGTTTAGCTCTTCCATTTTTCTCCTCCAATAATTCAATTACTCTTAATAGACAAATTGTCAGTTCGTCACTTTGGTTAGTGACACTTGTTAGTACATCGTTACGAAGTTTTTTAATTTTCTCTTTCATCCACATCCTCCGGTAAATCTGGTGGCTCTGTTAAGCACTTATCAATATCAATCCATACCGACCTTCTCCCCTCTTTGAATATTGTAAAGAACCCATCTACCTTCCCATCTACTGAACTTAAAACAAGTGATTGAGAATCCTGCCCTGTCATCTTCCTTAAATCACTAAGGACAGATTCCCCCTCAAGGCTTCCAAATATACTTTTCCACCTTTGGTATCTTTCCAGTCTCTTTTGGTCTTTCATATTATCCCCCTCATGTTCCAACTGCTCCTGTTAATCCTGCCAAAAGACCTGCATTAGGGTCTGTCTCTGAAGCCATCTGCGCCCCCTGTAAGACGTTTCCAGCGTCCTGTGTCTGCTTTGCTTCAGCTTGTGCCGCCGCCCTCCCCTCTCGTATTGCTGTGACTTGTGACTTGGTTGCACTCACTTTCCCTAAAGCGGGATAGAGTTCAATCATTGCATCATAGTATTTGTCTGAACTCACTCTGTCCACTATGTCGGCTTTTATTTGAGCCATTGGCATAAGCATTGTAAACGCGTTCTGTAGCTCCTGCGATTCATAAAGCCTCTGTGCCTTCGCAATGGGTGACAGGTAAACTATCTTAAACTCTACCGGAGCTTGCTTTTGTTCCATGACTGCTGAGAGTTTCGGAAACTTACCCAATCTATAGAGTATCCAGAACGACCTGATAATTATTGGCTTCAGGAGTTCTTCCATGAACCGATTCAAAAGCGGCCCAAGTATTTTCAGGTTCTCACTTGAAATCTGAATTATCTCCTGTGCTGTCCGGGGCTGTCCTTCCTGCTGAGTCCTGAATTGCTTATAAAAGAAAAACTCCCTTATCTGGTCACGTTTCTGCTCACACTTCTGTTCAAAGTTGGGCATCATCTGAAACTGACCAGTGCCATAAAGCGGTTTGGCATCCGCACCCTGTTTATCCCAGTTTGAATTGTAAGTGACTCCACCGGGACCAGTCTTAACTGGTAATGACATTCCTTCATCGGGAAGCACTAACGGAGGGTCGGTTGCTTTCTGCCATGCCCTGATTCCCGTCCTTTCCATTGTGTTGAGCATTTTGGTATCAGGTAAAGCATTCCACCCCATCCCCCTGCCATATCCATCGCCGGACATTAGAAACAGTCTGGGGACAGCGTAGGGCATTTCGTCATACCCGCCTTCATCGATTACAAACTTTTCTTCTTCTACAATATAAGCAGATAGAATTGGTTTGTTTTCTTTGTTTTGTTTAAAGTTACCCTTAGTGTCTATTTCTCTATCTGAACGAGGTCTGATAAGATGAATGATGTTAAATTCTGTGTCTTTCTGTTTACCCTTATTTTCAAGAGCTTTCATCATCTGCGGAGAAAGTGTCTCGTTGGGCCATTCCTGTCGAGCCTGGCGAGCAGTCATTGTGTAGTATCTGTAAACTGTATCTACGTTCCCTTCTGAATCCTCATCGGTGTAGATTTGTTTCAATGGGATTGTCTGGAAATTTAAAGCGGTTTTCTTTCCTTCACCTATAAATAACCCCGATTCTCCAAACCCGATGACTTCTTCATACACCCCGTCAATATTGGTATAGAAATTGCTTGTGTGGTATTCGCTTGACATTACTTCATTCACTTCCATGATAGCGTCTTGGACTGAAGATTCCTTATTCAGGACTCTGTCGACCATTTCAATGCTATGCCACGGTAATGCCGCATTTGTGAGCATTCCATTTATTCCAGCCTTACAAACATTGATAGAGTCAATCGCCGTACCATCGAAGATTTTCTCCATTGTCTTCTTGCCAGAAGTCTCTTTGCTTGTAAAACTTGGACGGTTAGGTAGCATGTAGTCACGAATCTCTTGCCATACCGATTCTGAATTGGCACGGTCAAGTTTCTTCTCCCCAAACCTCGCTACAGATGCTTCAATTTCTGTTTTATTCATAATTTTAACCGAACCATGATAATGTTAAATCTCCCGCAGCTTTAGCGATAATGCCAAGTCCGGTAACTGAAGATAATGACCTCAGTTCTGGGTTCTGTTCAAGTGCAGTTCCATCCGTGACACTTGCCGCATAAACAGCAGAAGTCAGAGCCGTACTTGTGTACTGTACGAAGAAATTAGTCGAGCATGAGAATAATACATGCTTCGCTCCAGTGGGGACGGTCAAAGTAGCTCCTGTGTCTGCAACGAGTTTAAGATAATCAACGTGCGAAGGTTGCCTCATCCCAACTGCTACCCTGCCAAGTCCATCTTGTGTTAATACGAGAGGTATCATTTTATTCTCCTTATGCTCCGAGAAGCGTTTTTAATCTTACCGGGGCTTGGCCTAATAGCCCCTGTGCGCCACCCGATGTATAGTATTGTCGAGATGCCTGCCGTCTTTTTGCTAACAACGTAGCTTTGGTTTTAGCCTCTTCGTCTGTCTTTGCTTTATCTGCTAACGCCTTGGCTGTAGCTGCCCTTATTTTTTCAACCTCTGCTTCCCTTGCCGCTTTTGCTGTAGCGGCTTTATCCGCTGCGGCTTGTGCTGCCTTCGCTTTATCCGCTGCGGCTTGTGCTGCCTTTGCTTTATCCGCTGCGGCTTGTGCTGCCTTTGCTTTATCCGCTGCGGCTGTATCGGAAGCTGCCTTCGCCGCTGCTGCGGCTGCCTTCGCTGACGATGTCTGCTGTTCAGCGGCTGAGGCGCCCCCTCCATTACCAGTTGAAGTTCCCATAGAAAAACTTGCTAATG